AAAGCGACTGTTGCTATTACTGCTCTGACGGGTTATGTCAGCGACTACGAGACAGAGTTAAAGCAGTCGATTGCCGACGCAATAAATGCGCTGGCGATTGGTGAGGATGTTTTAATCACGCGATTATTTGCACCCGCAACCTTGAACGGTTTGGATGGCGGAAAAACTTACAACCTTACTGATTTGAAAATTGCGAAACTTGCTGATGCGCCAGCGTTTGCGGATGTCACTATTGCTTATACCGAAATGGCAACCTGCTCTGTGTCTGACATTACGGTTACAGTGACATGATTGGTTATAGCGTAGAAAATTATTTGAATTTAATTCCGGCGCAGCACAGGAATCAGCCTAGATATTCTGCGACTGTGAGCGAATCTATAACGCCTGCCGTTACAATGCAGGATATTGGGGTTTCTACACTGCAAACGATCAATGTCGAAACTTCTAGGGGTGTTCAGCTTGATTGGATTGGGTTGTGGGTTGGCGTTTCCAGACGGGTTCCCCTGCCGATTTCTGATGTGTATTTTTCGTGGCAAGTTTCAATACCAACGGGATGGGATGCGGGCATTTGGCGAGGCAAGCACAGTGCAGGAACCGCTTTACATGATTTGCCTGATGACTATTACCGCAGAATTATCAAAGCGAAAATACAGGCGAACATTAGGCGTAGAACTACCGACGATATTTATGCGATTTTTGATGCGGCTTTTCCGTCCAAAGTCATCACTATCACGGATAACTTAGACATGAGCATGGTATTGAATTACACTATTTCAGATTTTGATGCTTTCGGGATTGCGCTCATAGAGAACGATTTGATTCCTGTGAAAATTGCGGGCGTAGGCATCACATATAACGGGGTTTAATTATGGCAACGAATGAGATTTTACAGTTTGGCGCAAGCGCTACTGGTGGGGATATTCTCGACCAAGCAGCATACACGGCTGACGCTCAAAGAACAGGCGGTCATCAAGTCGGCATTGCGCGAAACGAGCTAGAAAATAAAGTGCTTCTGCAAGTGTCAACGATTTCTGCTGCGCTTGCCCAGTATGTTGCAGACTCTCAGACAAACAACATTGCCGATAGCGTTGCTGTTGCTACGCTTGCAGATTATATAGAGCAAGCCGTGAGAAATACTGCAATCATGTACGCGGTTGCAGGCGGTACAAGTGATGCAATTACCGCTACTTTTTTTCCTGCTACCGATCAGTTGACAGACGGCAGGTTGATGATTGTGCGTTGCAACACGGCGAACACTACCACTACCCCGACATTTAACCCCGATGGCTTAGGTGCAAAGCCGATTGTGAAAGGTTCAAATAATCCGCTGGAAATTGGTGATATTTCCGGCTTGGGTTTTCATTTAATTTTGTCCTACGATTCTGCATTAGATAAGTTTGTGCTAAACAATCCGGCGCGTGGTGTAAGCTCAACCACTTCGCCGAGACAGATTTTTTCCGTTGTAGATTCAAAGCCCAACGGCGTGGATGGTGGCACTTTTACTGCTGGAAGTTGGCAGACTCGCACGCTAAACACAATCATTACCAACACAATTTCCGGCGCGTCATTAAGCAACAATCAGATAACATTGCCCGCTGGCACTTATATAGTCACTGCACACGCACCTGGGCTTGATGTTAATCAGCATCAGGCCGTGTTGTTTGGTGTGAGCGGCGATACAGGAAATTTAATTGTTGGCACAAGCGAAAACACCACTGACAATAGACTGAGCACAAGTAATCCTGTCTGCACAAAAAGCGTAATTATTCAGCACTTAACCCTATCAACAACAACCGTTTTGGAGTTGCGTCATAAATGCAGCGTTACAAGAACAGGATATGGGCTTGGTTCTGCCGCATCAACTGGTGCTGGTGAGATTTACGCAACGGTATTTATTGAGCGCGTTTTATTGCCAACGGTTTATCCGTGGTTATTGCCATCAGGCACGCCGACAAATGTCGCTGTCGCAGAAAACGATCCGCTAACGGATGCGATTTGGAAACTTCAAGGACAAACACTTGCGGCGCGGAATATCGCGTTTATCAACACCGGAGCGGGTTCTACTTACACAATGACAGAGGAAGAAAGTGCCGCCGCATCGTGGGTTTTTATTGCTGGAACTTCTGATTGTACGGTTACGCCGGTCTATAATACTTTGACGCAGGGCGTTAAAAAAATAAGCACGCAATATTCAGTCCACGATATAACGATTGAAGGAAATGTTTATGGTGCCGGTGCATACGGGGCATTCGATGCGTTCATAGTTCACAATGGGACTTTCGGTGTTTCGCCTTTGACAGACGGAGCGGCAAACTCGCGTGTATTTGAACAAAATTCAACGACATACAACCTCGCTGATTTGATTAACGGAACCTACAATTATTTCTCCAACGCTTCTGCCGTAACTTTAACCGTGCAGCCGAACGCGACCGCTGCAATACCGGCAAATGCAGCGTATGAAATTGAGCGGCGAGGCGCTGGTGATTTAACGATTGTCGCAGGCAGCGGCGTAACAATTTTGCCACCGAAAGGCGGAAGTTTGATTTTAGAAGACGGCGATTTTGTCGTGTTAAAGCGCACGGGCGTGGACACATACAAGCTCGTGGGTAGTACGCAATGAGCGGAATGATTATGGGAGCGGCTGCGGGAAGTATGCGTGGCGGCATTGACCCTGACGCAGCAGCGTACATTGCACGATTTACTGTAGACCCTGATTATATTAGAAAAAATGCCATTAATCAGTTATTCTTATCATTAAAAAATTCTGGAATTTACAATAAACTAGATTCTCTTTATATTGCTAAAAAGTCGCAAGATACGCAATCGGCATTATTAGATTGGAAAAGACCTACTAAATCAGCTACATTGAATGGCGGTATTACAGTAGATTCTAGTCTAGGTTTTAACGGAAATGGCGTTGGTTATGTTGATATAAATTTCACTCCGTCAGTGGACGGAGTGAAATTTACTACAAATAAAGCAGGACTTGGGTGTATAGTCACTAAATACGGCTCTTCTGGGAATGCTTTATTTGGTAGTTTTGAAGAATTGCCACAAGATAATAGAATTGCGTGTTTTACGGATTTTTATCACAATGGTGTTAGTTATCAGATTATTGCAATAAATGGCGGTACAACACCAGAAACTACAATGACGTTCACGCTGGCTGATCCTACTGGATTCTTGCAGTTAAATAGAGAAACATTCAATAGTGCATATACCTTTATGAATGGTGTGCAAGTAGCTGCCTCATCTGACGCATTAGTAAGAAAATTATCCAGTAACCCAATATTACTTTTGGGTGAATATAGAGGATCACTGGGTCCCCAATATATGTCTGATTGCAGCATAGGTGCATTCTATTTAGGTGACAGTTTGCTAACAGAAGATCAGCATACTTTACAAGAAATATTAGAAACCTATTTTGATACAGCCAGCACTGGATAATTATTTTTCTGCTCTTTAATAAACACGAGGTAAAAACAAAATGAACGCAATCAATATCACAGTACCTTTTTTATTCAACGGCGTACATTATGCAGGTATGTCAATTCATAATGGCGTGGATTTTGAATTAGTGGACGCGCCCTGCGGCGCAGGTAGGCAACTGATAAAACTTATTGGCGCTGGAGAAAACTACCCGACTGGTTTGATCTGGGATGCAGTTTCGGCGGTGAATGCCGATGAGCCAGCGTACCCGCTTTATTTGCAGGTTATTCCAGCGTCGTCTGCAAGTTAATTCGCGGAAGCGGGGGAGAGATGAAAATGATCGACAAAGACCCGCTGGGGTATTCTGTTGTTACTTATGCTTGGGTTTTGTTGCTTTCCGTCTGGGGCGGCGTTGTAAACTTTATCCAGCGCTTAAAGCGAGGCGAAGCTAAAGCGCATAATATCGTAGAGCTGATTGGTGAAGTGGTTATTTCAGCGTTTGTTGGAATCGTTACTTTTTATCTGTGTGAATTGTCTGCGTTTCCGCAGATTTTAACCGCTGCGCTGGTAGCCGTTTCTGGTCATATGGGGACGCGCTCGCTTTTCTTTTTTGAGAAAGCACTGGAAAAAATAATCAAAAACAAAACGGGCGCGTTATGAGTGAAAAAAATGGACAAACAATCAAGGACGATTTTCCACGCGCACTGGAAGTCGTGTTAAAGCTGGAAGGCGGGTACTCGGATGATCCGCGCGATAGCGGCGGGAAAACGCAATACGGAATCACGGAAAAAGTGGCTAGAGCGTTTGGTTATGCTGGCGACATGCAAAAGCTGCCGCTTGAAGTCGCGGAAAACATTTACCGTTCGGGGTATTGGAATAACTGCAAGTGCGATCAGTTGCCATACCCTTTGAGCCTGTATGTTTTTGATTGCGCCGTAAATCAGGGAA